ATTGAGCAAGTCAAGCAAGATGCTGAGACCAAACGGGAACTCATGCGCCAGACCGCCAAAGCGCACAACACCGAAACAATGGCAGAGGTTAAGGTTAATGACCAAAACACCCGTGCCATTACCAGCCAGAACAAGACTGAGATCGAGGCAATTGTTCAATTGTTGTTGCACCGCATGGATACAGGGCGTTTGAATGAGGAAATTGCCCGTAGAAATGCCGAGCAAAATCAGTATGCACAGTTTGCCGCCCAAGACATTGATATGGGACAAAGCCCATTGCTTGAGCCTCAACAGCCACAAGGCGCACCACCAATGGCGCAATGATTGACTGATTCATGATTTCGTGGTAAAAACCACAAAACCTTACCAGTTGGGTCAACTGGGTTAATTCTTAGGATAAAACCTATGTCAGAAGTACAGGACGCACCACAAGTGCAACCAAGGCAAGCACAAACGGTGCTTACCAGTGAGAACATGGCTGAATTCACCGCCAAGAGGCTTGGGTTAGCTGATACTAGCGAGGCTGCACCAGCAGAGCCGCACAATCAGAGTGAGCCAACCGAGAGCGAGAAAGAGGCAACAGCGGTAGAGGATCGAAAACAGAATCCAAAATTGGAGAAAAGGTTTTCAGAGATTACCAAGCAACGTGAAGAAGCGCGAAAAGAAGCGCAACAAGAACGTGAAGCTAGGCAATCACTGGAAGCAAAGTTGCGGGATTATGAGGAAAAAGCAAAGCCTAAAGCCGAGCAAGTAACCGAAGATGAGCCGCAGCCAGAGCAGTTCTCCGATATGTATGAATACGCTAAGGCGTTGACAGATTATCGAGTAGATCAGCGATGGAAAGATGAGAAGCAAAAGGAAGTGCAGGCAAAGGTTCAAGCCGAACGAGACCAACTGATAAACACTTGGGCAAAGCGGGTTGACTCTGCAAAGAGCGAGATACCAGATTTTGAAGAAATGGTGGGTTCTGCTGATGTTGTTGTGAGCAACGAAGTGCGGGACGCAATATTTGAATCAGAAGTTGGCCCTCGAATCCTGTATCACTTGGCTGAAAATCCAGACATAGCTGAACAACTGCAAGGCATGACTTTGACAAGAGCCTTGGCTACAATTGGGAAACTGGAGGCAAGGTTTGAAAAGACTGACCCTCAGACAAAGCCTACTGTTGGAAGAAGTAAAGCGCCAGCGCCGATTAACCCAATCAAAGCGTCTGCAAACGGGCCAGTTACTGAACTTGACTCAAACCGTCAATTTCATGGCAACTATCAGGCTTGGAAAGCAGCACGGCTTGCAGGGCGAATCCGCTGACAACCCAAATCTTTTATAAGGAAATGAAATGAGCAACAATCTGCTTACCATCTCCATGATCACCAACGAAGCGTTGATGGTTTTGGAAAACGAGTTGACTTTCTCCTCTGAAGTCATGCGTAACTATGATGATCAATTCGCCGTTACTGGCGCAAAGATTGGCGCAACCCTCAATGTTCGCCGCCCTGGTCGTTTTATCGGTACATCTGGCCCTGCGCTGAATGTAGAAGACTTTAACGAAACTTCTGTTCCTGTAACTCTTTCTACTCAATTTCACGTTGACACCCAATTTACAAGTCAGGATTTAGCATTAAGTCTTGATATGTTCTCTGACCGTGTATTGAAGCCTGCTGTAGCTGCCATTGCCAACAAAATTGACTTTGACGGCACAACTGTAGCAAAGCTAAACACCGCCAACATCGTTGGTACTGCTGGCACACCTCCTACATCCCTGTTGACATACCTGACCGCCCAAGCCTACTTGGACGCAGAGGGTGCGCCTCGTGATGGTCGCCGTTCTTGCATTATTGAGCCGTTTACTGGCGCAACAATCGTGGACAGCTTGAAAGGTCTATTTGTGCCTAACACAACCATTGGAATGCAATATTCCAAAGGCATGATGGGTCGTGACTCTGCTGGTATGAACTGGAAGATGGATCAGAACATTTCTGCTCAAACTTTTGGTTCTTATGCTGGTACAGCCACCATCAACACAAGCACTGACACTGGCATTTTGACTTCTGGCTGGGCGCAAACTTCTGCACTTACCTTGTCGAAAACTGGCACATTCACTCCTAACGTTGGTGACACTTTCACCATCGCTAACGTGTATGCCGTCAACCCCCAGAACCGTCAAGCCTACGGCAGCAACAAGTTGCGTAATTTCGTTATCACTGCCATCAGTGGTAATGCCGTTACCGTTAGCCCTGCTCTTATCTCTGCTGGTCAGTTCCAAAACGTGTCCATCACAAGCCCTGGCGCTTCTGCTGTGACCCCGTTCAATGTTACTGGCGCAGTATCTCCGCAAAACATCGTTATGCACAAAAATGCTTTCACATTGGCTACCGCCGATTTGGAATTGCCTGATGGTGTGCATTTCGCTGGTCGTGCAAGCGACAAAGACTTGGGTTTGTCAATGCGTGTTGTTCGCCAATACACAATTAATAACGATTCAATCCCGACTCGTGTTGATGTGCTGTATGGCTGGGCTCCGCTGTACCCAGAATTGGCTTGCCGAGTGGCTTCCTAATCAACCCATTAAAAAAGGAAATTAATCATGGCTAATCCAGGCGCAGCAAGCACCACTACTAACCATCCATCGAACCTTGCAACCAACCAAGCCTTGCGCTTGATTGCCTCTGCACAATCGGTGAACCTTAACAGCGTAGGCGATACCGTTGCACAAATCCTAGTTTCAGGACGAGTCAGCGTTGCCTATGTGTTGTTGAGCAATGCAAGCACCAGCTTGACCACAGCAGCATTTGCGGTCTATACCGCCCCTGCCGCTGGCGGTACTGCTGTACTGTCTGCAACCACCCCCACAGGCGCTACTACAGCGGCTAAGGTTGTGAACACCGCAGCATCTTCAACCGATGCAATTACAGGCCAATACCTGTATGTGCGTAACACCACAGCCCAAGGCGCAGCCGCAACCGCTGATATTTTCATCTACGGTTACGACCTGACTTTCCTGCCTTAATCGGCATGAAGTAAATGAAAGAGCCGCCCTCAAAAGGGGTGGCTTTTTCTGTTTTGAAGCATATAATTTAATGAACTGAAAGGACAACCATGTCTAGCAATTACGCACAAATTTCGGCAACTACCTTGATCAAACAGCAAGCAGGCAAAGTCAAAGGTATTTTCTTCAGCGCAGCATCTGCAACCCCCACAATTGCAATTTACGATGCCCAAACTGCCAGCACCAGCGTTAAAGTAATTGACACTTTTACCCCTGTTGCAGCAACAAATTACAATTTTTTAGATGGAATTACTACTGAAAACGGCATTTATGTTGTGATTGGCGGCACTGTAAGTTGCACGGTTTACTACGAGTAAAACCTACAAAGTTTTAAGGAAAAATATGGCTGTCAATCTTTCAATGCTGGCTGGTGCTGGGGCGCAGTTTTTTGATAACAACGGCATCCCTTTGGCGGGTGGTCTTGTTTATACCTATGCCGCAGGAACAACTACCCCGCAAGCTACATACACAACCAGTGCAGGATCAATAGCACACGCCAATCCAATTGTGCTTGATTCTGCTGGTCGTACTCCATCAGGTGGGGAGATTTGGCTAACTGATGCTGTTGCATATAAGTTTGTTTTAAAAACAGCAACATCTACCACCATTGGAACGTATGACAACGTAACTGGTAATTCAAGCGGTATTTATGCGGCTTTTGCGGCATCGTCTGGTTCGTCTTTAGTGGGGTTTATTCAAACAGGCACAGGTGCTACAGCTACTACGGTACAAGCTAGGTTGCGTCAAACTGTAAGCGTTAAAGATTTTGGTGCTGTCGGCAATGGTACAACTGATGACACTACTGCAATTACAAATGCAATAGCTGCAACTCCTGTAGGGGGACAACTCTATTTTCCAACTGGAACATACAAACTTACATCAGAAATTGTCATTCAAAAATCAATAACTTTAAATGGTGACATAGGAAGATACGGCGATCTATTTGATGCAGATTGGACAACCACTGGTGGTGGCACAGTCATTTATCAAACTTCGTTAACAGCTAATGCAATTAGAGTTGAAAATGCGTCAAGTTTACAAAACATAATTTTCCAAGCCACCAATTTGGTAATTAGAGGTGCGTATGTTTCGCCTGGTGGTTCATCTAGTGGCAGTGGTTTGGTATTGAAAAATACCTACGCATCGGCATTACATTTTATTTTACGAAATGTTCAAGTTGGTGAAACACATGACTACGGAATTCGTGTAACAGGGCAAGTATATGGATGCCGAGCAGATAACGTAGGCACTTATTGGACAGGGAAAAATGGCATTTTGATTGATGCTGCACCAACTGGCACAGCAGCTTCTGAAATGCTTTGGTCTAATACCCGTGTATTTAACGCAGGAAAAAATGGCGCAACTGTTTCAGAAAAAATAGCGTTATATGTAAATAAACCTGTTGGCAGCGGCATTAGATTTGAACAACTTATATGTTCTGTCAACGATGGCCCTGCGGCTAGATTTATTGGTGAAGTACAAGTAGATGGAATGCTATGCGAATCAAATGACCGTGTTACAGGCAATAACTATTACATTGGAATTGGCGATACCGCCGCATCATCAACGTCTATTATTATTCGTGATTTAACTATATTGTTGACGGCAAATAGCCCAAGTGCGTTAGGTTACGAGGGAAATGTTTTATATTGTGAAGCTGCTGTAGGAAACCAAACTAGGCAAGTGCTAATAGACGGGGTTCGTTTTAATGGCGAGATTAGAAATAATGTTGGCTATCACGTTAAAAACACAAGTAACCAGATATTGCAATATAAATTAGTGAATGTGACTTTGGAAACTGAGGGTGCGCTTTTAGTTGATGATAGTTCAGCATATTCAATAATTAACCAATGGAATGCTACATCGGCATTTTCTGCGTATTTAAGCGCAGGTGGTACAGATGTAACTGGTGACGGCACAGTTTACGCCCCTGTATGGGACGCTGAAAGTTATGACGGCGAGGGTGTATTTTCTACATCAACGGGAAAGTTTACTTGTAGATCAGCAGGAAACTATCAATTTAATGTTGCTTTTCAATTAACTGGAATTGATACCGGTCAAGACCGAGGGTTTATTTATTTAAGAAAAAATGCATCGACTCTTATTGCTCAAGTATTGTTGCCAAGTCTTGTTGCAATTAAATCTGGAACAAGTCGTGCCAATATTTTGAGTACATTTAATGTCGCGTTGGTTCGTGGTGATACGGTTTATGTTGAACTTGAAGTTGGTGGCGGTAGTAAAACTCTAGATATTGCTGGCACTGCAACAAACGCAACTTATTTTGCTGGTAGTCGTATTTATTAAAAATGGCTAATACCAAAATATCAGCCTTAACTTCAGCTACTACGCCACTGGCGGGTACTGAGACTTTACCTGTTGTTCAAAGTGGTGTAACTACAAAAGTTACGGTAGATAACTTGACTGCGGGGCGGGCGATTAGTGCATTATCAGCAACATTGACTAATGCTTTGTTGGCAACAAGTGGTGGTACAGGTTTAACTACTATTCCTACCAATGGTCAATTGCTAATTGGTGATGGTACAAGTTATACATTAAACACACTTAGCGCGGGTACTAACATTTCAATAGTTAATGCGTCAGGCACAATTACAATTAGCTCTACTGGGGGCAGCGGCTCAGGAAATGCTTACGCTTGGTTCATAAGCACATAAGGAAAATTATGTTAGTCCTAGACACAACATCAAAAACAATTACCGCAGTTTTATCTGCTGCGCCAGCGACAAACCAACCTAACTATGTTGTAGCTTGGGCAGACAACAATGGCACAACTTTTACAGAAGGTGCATCTGACGGAACTACAAATAGTACTACTACTGTAACAATGGTGGCTTCTCCTGCCGCATCTACCCGCAGAGTTATTAAGTCAATTTATATTCAAAACACCGATACTGCACAAGTAACAGTAACGGTGGGTTATTACAACGGAACAAATACAAGGGTTCTTGCCAAAGTCATACTTAATATAGGCGACACATGGACAACAGATGCCACATTTGACCCTAATGGGCAGCTCAAATATGTGTTTGGTTCTGTAAACGCAGCAACCCAACTTATTAACCAAGTGCCGACAGCCAATGGCGGCACTAACTTAAGTTCATTTACCGCAAATGGCATTGTCTATGCCTCATCTGCAAGCGTCTTAGCTACAGGTAGTGCGCTGGTATTTGATGGTACTAATATGGGTATAGGGGTTACGTCACCTGCGGCATATTTATCATTAAAAAATGCAAATACTGCTGACAAAGCAAACTCCCTTAGATTGTTTGATGCTTCAGGAACAAACGGAAACAATTACGGTTTTGGCATGAATAACTCAACTGGTGAGTTTTCATATACCGCTGGAACTTCTGGCTTTCACACTTGGTATACGGCAAATACAGAACGTATGCGTATCAACTCCACAGGTGTGGGTATAGGCGTTACTCCAGCAGTAAAACTTGATGTACTAGGAACAATCCAAGCAGCCGCAGCAGCTACACAAGATGCAGTGCGTCTTGCTGGTAGGGCTGGTGGTACGGGGACTTATGCGGTAACCCTTACGCCAACAACATTAACTGCAAGCCGGACGTTAACACTGCCAGACGCTACAACTACTGTTGTTGGAACTGATGCAACTCAAACTCTAACAAATAAAACTATCAACAATGGAATTATTACTGGCACACTTACCGCTGGCGGTTCGGTTGGTACTAGCATTCAATTTTTGCAATCTACTGGAACAGGTGTTCAATGGGCGCCTCCAGTTGCTGTTTTAGCAAGACAAACTGATGTTTTTACCAGTGGAACAGCGGCAACTTACACAGCGCCTACATATACTCAATGGGTAAAAATTACCTGTGTTGGATTTGGTGGCAATGGTGGAGGAACAACAAGCCAAAGGGGTTCGGGTGGCGGTGGCGGTGCTGTAGCAATTAAATGGGTTGCTATGACCGCTGGGCAAACTTTAATTTATACAGTTGGGACAGCAGTTACTTCAACTGTTATATCTGGAACTTTAACAATAACCACTATTACTGCTGGAGGTGGTAATGCTGGTTTTTCTACAACTTATGCAGCAAATGCACAAGGCGGCGGTTCTGGTGGTTCTGCCTCTGGTGGAGATATAAATATTAACGGTGGAAATGGGGGGACTTCTTATGGTTCTTCTACGGCAGTAGCAACACAAGTTTCAGGAGTTGGCGGTAATTGTCCTGGCTTTGGTAGTGGAGGTACTAATACTGCCGCAGCAATTTCAAACGGCGGCAATGCTCAAGGCTATGGTGGTGGTGGTGCGGGTAGTATAGGTAATACCAGTGTTGGTGTAGGCGCAAACGGCGTTATTATTTTTGAAGCATATTAAAAGGTTAATCATGGTAACAATTTGGACAATTACACAGCTTGAACACAAAATAGCAAATAAATTTGTGACTGTTGCACATTGGACTGCAACGGCAACAGATGAAGGCAATTCATTGTCTATCTCTAGTGTTTGCGGTTGGCCTGAAGGCGAGCCTACCATTCCCTATGATGAACTTACACAAGATATAGTTTTAGATTGGATTTGGGCAAATGGTGTAGATAAAGATGCAGTAGAAGCAAATTTAGCTAACCACTTTGAATTGCAAAAAAATCCCGTCAGTGCAATTGGCTTGCCTTGGTAAAAAATATGAACTTACCTCAATTACCCCAAGACAAAGCCAATCATCTGGCTTACGGCGCTTTGACATTTTGCCTCGTGTTTCTGGTAGCGCATTTCCTGTTTCCAGCCAATCAAATTAAATTTGCTTGTCTGATTACAGTTATTTCAGCCGTTGGCAAGGAAGCCAGTGACGCTTGGATCAATTGGAAAGCCACTGGCAACCCAATGAAAGGGCCGCACGGGGTAGAGTTGCTGGATGCAGTGGCTACAATTTCCGGCGGTGTTTTGGCTAGTTTGCCTTTGCTTATATTGCAAATCCCAATAATTTAAGGATTAAAAATGACTCAGCCAATTGACATTATCACCCGAGCCATGAAAGACATTGGCGCTATTGCTGCTGGTGAAAATCCAACGGCTGATGAAGCGCAAGACGGTTTGGATATGCTTAACGATATGTGCGCCCAATGGTCAAATGAAAACATGATGGTTTTCTATCGCACAGAATTGATTTTTCCAACCGTGCAAAATACAGTGCAATACACATTAGGGCCAGGCGGTTCTGTGGGCGCTACTTTTACGGGATCAATTGCTGCCAACGTCTTGACCGTTACAGCCATTACCAGTGGTGGCATCACGATGGGTATGACCTTATCGGGTGCAGGCGTTACCGCTGGAACAACTATTGTGGGCTTTGGAACAGGTGCAGGCGGCAACGTTAAGGAAGCTGGTACTTACACGGTCAGTATT